GGGGGTACTTAATGCCCTACGCGTAAACATTTTGTCTAAAGTACCAGGTCCGTGAGCGATAACTACCTACGAAGGGCTTTGAAGGTTGACGAAGAGACCGACAAAGGATCAATCAACAGAACAACCAAAGCAAAGCTCCAAATCATAGAGAAAATCACACCACAAGAGCTCAAAGAAGGGATCCAACAGTGCCAATAAGGGGCACCAATTTGTCAGCATTTCTGCTAATAAACCTAGCACCTGACCCAATACCCGAGCGAATACCTTTCGCCAGGTCACTCAACCACTTCATGTGCATAGCATTAGGCATCGCATGAGGTTGTCCGAAAAGAGCCATAGAGGCAGTGTCCATCATAGCCTGAGAGCCCATCGAGGCAGCAGTCTCAAAAAGAAGACTGTTGGTGACAAACTCATAAACAGTGACCACCTCCAACCGTATAACAGGAACGGTGGAGGGCGGAGCAACGTATGGCCCGGGCAAGAACTGCCCAGAAATAATGATCGCGGGGAAATTATGATCATCAATACCAGACGGCTTAGCCATCTGGAGATCCTCATAATCCTCTGGCGACCACCACACGTAGGCACCATCGCGGATAGGGCCATTATATGACGTAGGCTGCTTGCTCAAAGCTTCCCAAAACTCGAAACACCCAAGGGGGGAATTGGCGGACGCATTAGTGAAGTAGTTAGACTCCAGCGTGCCACCAGGGACATATGCAGCAGCAATGTCCCCTCCATCTTGTAGGGTTGTTCCAATATAGGAGGCGAGCGCAGACATGGCCACAGGCCGAATCTGGGTCACAAGGCCATAATCGGTGGGCGCCCCACCAGAAGCGGTGAGGGTTGTCGATATGGAGACATGGACAGCGGTAGAAGTAAGGACGTTCTGGGCGATACGAAACCACTCACCAGGATTTTGCACGTTGAGGACGAAAGTATTCGTAGGATTAGTCGTGGCGTTGATGTTGATCATCATCACCAGATTAGTCGGGTTAGAATTGGTAATAGAAATCGTAGTGGGATTCGCATTAGCAATGGTAACTTCAACGACGTACGCACCAGGGGGGAGGTACCACCGTCCCGCAGATCCGCCAGTACCAATGGAGAATCCAATGTTTATGGAATAACCAGCATCTACAGAGAAGTTGGTTGTTCCAAGATCAAAGGGGCCACTGTTACCGGGGGTGGAGGACACGCCCTTAAGATAACCAGGAATGGGTTGAGTTAGGGTTGGGAAGAAGGGATCAACACGGAGATCCGACCCACCGCCGATTTGTGTAAACGAATTTATCTGAGTAAAATCGGTGGGCCATGTACCGGTACTATTAACAAGGGCAACTTTCCAGTCTTTGGGGTCGATGTTCTCAGTGGCTCCAAGAACAGGCTGGATCGCAACAGAGAAACGACCAGAATTACTGGTCCCATCAATGTAAGCGGGGATGTTGTACGTGATAATAGACCGGACAAGGGCAGTGGGCCGGGCGAATGAATCGGGGATTCTGCTCATCATATTCTTAGGGCAAACAAGGCAGTTGAGATAATTAACAACCGCAGGGTCAGACTGGCTATTGAGGAAGCCAATGAGACGATCTTGCTCATTACGAGGAATGGTGAGTTTACGTATTGATTCAGACAAGGGCGTTTCCGAAGAGGGGAACGACCTTGGGATAGCAGGAACTGATTTGGGCTGGGAACGCCCAGGACGTTGGAGGCGATTACGCTTCCTTCGAGCCTTCAGGGGTAAAGCAACTTGCGTGGGAGGGTTAGTTTGATTAACACCAGTCATGAAAGTAAGTAGTTGGCTCCGACCCCGCGGTCTCAGAGCCTATCACATGGAGTCGACGCCATTCTGGACGTCGACATTTCGCTGCAACTCTTCAGCGTGCCCAGGCAGCAAGACGACCTCATCACCAATAACTGAAGACAGTTCAATAGGGACGGGGATGTCAAGGGCACACAAGTCCTCCTCAAGCTCAGACCATTCCTCCAACCTCACAGAGAGGTCAAGGATGTCGAGCACCGACATTTCCAACCTGTTGGACATTGAGTCCAAATAAAACCAAGGGTCGGGGTGTTGCGGCCAAGCGCCATGAGTATACGACCACTTGAGCAAAGGATTCAGGACTTCCTCTTGGCCACGATCACCATACAACCGCAGTACCATTCGACACCAATCCCCAATAATCGGGGTATTGGCATCAGTGACAAGGTAACCACGGGCACGGTGTATAGCGGCCTCACGAGGTAAGACACTAGGGGGACAACAAGTCAAATGCAACTTAGGAATTGTCCTCCGGGGGTCCTGATAACTGAACGGATGCAGATGTGGTTGCGGATAGACACGTCCAAGGAACGTAACGTCATCACCACTAGAATGCCTAAATACACGGCATTTCAACTTGAGACCCAAATCTGCAGCCACTTTCTCAAGAGCATTAGCGCTCAACACACACAAACCATCATCCCCATAAACTAGACCGATGCAGGAGTAAGCATCAACCGGGCTCAACCTAGCGCTGCGAGCAGCGCAATAGGGAACAAAACCATTCGTAAGTGAGTTGCAATCGGTGGTTACAGGAGATCCACTGAGTCGTGAATACTGCGGTGAATAACGCACACCGAATTTTGTAACGGCTTTGGGACATTCCTCATAAGCCAACAAACGAAGCAACTCATCCCGATAACACGTGGACACCCAACGCAGCATACAAGCTTGCTCAATCTCAACACGGAGGAACCGACTAAGAGTACCATCGTACTTAGAATAGTCAGTTTCAACCCCGACATTTGACCTCGACAACAACGAAACAACGTTGTCAGAGATCTCAGCGGGGGTGTTACCAGGTTGGTACCAGGAGGTACCAACGAGACAAGCCTTCTTGAACGCATACGTGAAACAACTCAACCTCACCATATGATCGGTGGGGACAGTAGAGATGTTCCTGGGAGCACCCACTTTCGGGTACACCTCCTTCTTCTGAAAAGACCTAACCCATCCAGGCATGCTAAATAGCCAAGCACGCACGAGCTCAAAGCGATTCTTCTGGAGTGGAGCTGACTGCTCCTGCGTAACCTCATCAATGGACCAAGGGACACCACTGCATTGCTTAGACACCACCAACTCAACATACTCGCGGGCCCACTTATAATACACACCTTTAGGCGTTATATCATTGCGGACCTTAATGACTCGACCGTCAACACAAGCAGCATCATTAGCAGGGCCTTCAGCAGGCACAGCAGCATCTTGGAGAGATATACTAGGTGCTATCTTCCTGCAATATTGGCCGGGATCATAAAAGGGATCATTATCAATAGCATAATAATGGTCAGCATAATCACCGATACGAATCGCAGGTCGATACCCAAGACACTGAGAGGGCACGACACTCTGCCACAGTTTAAACACAAGGCTGGCATTCACAGCGGCTTCGTAAGCAGTAAGAGGTTGTTCACCTTCCCTACTCATTAACAAAAACCGCTGGACCTCACCTATATTAGGGTGTTTCGAATTGGACAAACGAACAGACACAGAATCAAACAATTGCTCAGGGATACGCGCTGAACTGTATGATCCACGCTCGGACAAGGACAACGTACGCTCAACACCATCGAATTTCCTGACGATATTAATATCACCATAAGAGAATTTCCGACGGGTGAGGGGCTCACGCGTGAGCCACCAGGCCACATACCAGGGGACTCGAACGCGGGGGGTAATGAGGATGATGCGACGAGACCGATCGATCTCAAACTGCATCTGCTCAACCTCATAAACCCACATATCATCGAAGAGGCCATCAGTGGTCACAAGATCTCGCTCATAATCCCAACAATAGTGCGGAAAAACAGCACCACCATTGATGTTCATAGCGACCTTATCCTCGGTGATAGAGAACGTACATTCAGCTGGATGGTCAACTAAGGGTATGACTCCACCAGCAGTTTCAGGAACAAAAGTGTAAAGAACAATTGGTTTACCATGCTTGAGAACAGCATTCATGTCGTAGTAATAATCAGCGTCAATAATTTTGATAGCATCATTACTCAACACGGGGTCATCGCGCGCGGCCATCAACAAATCCTGGGTAATATAGTAATAACGCTCACCCCTGCCTTCATCCCGTGGGGACATTGACAGGTTGTAAACATCAAAACCATTCTTTCCAATGAATTGGTCGATAGCAACTTCAGCGCAAGACCGCAAAGCCGCTGAGAGTGGGTGGGAATGATCACCACCATTCTTCAAGCGCGGTTTAGGGACTACCAAACTCCGCATCGCGGCCTTAGGGATGGTCAACGATCGGGCAGAGAACAAAGAGATAAGAAGAGAATACCAAGCAGTGATTTTCCGCGAGGCACGTGACATCTTAAAGGTGATGACGGACCCGATAACTAACAAAAATGTAAACAAGCATAGTTGACGTAGGGACATGATCCCAGGTCCTCCGGCGGAGCGCCTCAAGCAGCTGGCCGCCAAACTACAGGGCTTAATAAACAAACCGAGTAAACTTGACAAGAAC